ACCTCCCCAATGACCCCAGCGAGAGTGTTCTTGCCCTTGTATTCCATGATATTTCTGTATCGCAGAGTCGGCCGGGAAATTACCCAGAACGACCCCCAACCATCCCAACCGCCCCAGACTGGGGGAGAGTAGTCGAGCACGACCTCGGTGGCGTAAATCTCGCATGGGTCGAGCGGGGGAATCTCGTAATCGAGTATCGCCTCGGTTGCGTAGACCTCGCAAGCCACGACGGGGTTGTAGTCGAGGATTGCTTCAGTGGCGTATGCTTCACACGGATTGATCGGGGCGAGTTCATAGTCGAGGATAGCCTCCGTCGCGTACACCTCACACGGGGGAGGCTCGTAGTTGAGAATGACTTCAGTGGCGTAGACCTCTGTCGGAGCCACGTAGTTGAGTATCGCTTCGGCGGCATAGGCTTCGCACGGAGGCGGTTCGTAATTGAGTATTGCTTCTGTAGCATAGACTTCTGCGAGTCCGACATAATCCAATATCGCTTCCGCCACGTACACCTCGCATGGAGGTAAGAGATAGTCAAGGATCGCCTCGGCGCAATAGACTTCGCAAGGCAGGGTGGAAGGCGTGTAATTGAGTATGGCTTCTGTAGCGTATGCCTCTGCGAACACGCTATACGCAAGGATAGCTTCGGTTGCGTATGCCTCACACGGAGCGTTATAGGCGAGTATAGCCTCTGCTGCGTAGGCTTCGCAAGGAACATTATAGGCAAGGATCGCCTCCGCCGCATACGCCTCGCATGGAGCGGTGTACCACGCTATCGTCATCGAGAACGTGATGCTGCTCTCGTACCCGCTCGACGCCGCCCCGTTCAGTCCGAACCCGTGCCCGTAACTGGACGTCTTCGTGCTGTTGTCGTAGAAGGACATCTCGATGACTATGCGGTCCCCCTGCGTGACGCCCAGACTCGCGAGCGTGTAGGACGCGAATGTGAATGACTGAAGCACTCCCTGGGAAGTATCCGATTCCAGAGTGGAGACAATCGGAACTGCGGCAGTCCCGTATAGGTTGCCTCTCTGACCCGAGTCGTCCCCCTTCCATACATAAATGTATATCATCGGGTTCATGTTCTGGAGGTTGTTTCCCTCCATGTAGTCGCACGACAGGGTGAACGTCCCGCTTATCGTCTGAGTCGAGAGCGCGGGAGAGACGAACGCTTTGACCCAGCCGTTGTGCGCGATCCCCGGCTCCGTAATCGTCTTTGTGATAGTCGCATTCGACGCTCCTATCGCTGTGAGTATTTCGCAAGGATAGATGTTCGATGCGTCGTCCTGACCCCCACCCAACGTACTTGTCAAGTAGTGGTTCGCATTGTACGCCGGAGTCGGTGCGGAATACCGGACATTCGGCTTCGGCTCCGCAACGGTCGTGTTGCGGAAGTAAAGCGTTGTAGCCATTCATTCCTCGCTACCTCATACCGTCTAAGCGGTTGTTGCTGTGAAAACTATCTTGAGTCCGTCTACTTCTGTGCCCGTCAAAGTGGCCGCTTGAGCGCCACTCGTCTTGGTCGTCTGAGACGTGTCTACACCCTTCGTGAATGTCACCGTAGCTAGAACAGTCTCGTCCGCCTTTCTTAGTGTAGCCACATAACCCACATCCGCAGACGCCTTCCCGTTGACCCTCAGAGTCACTGTGTTGCACGTCCCGTAGTCCGCAGGCTTGTTGTCCAACGAGATCGCGTCTACCTGCGCGTTCGTGGTCGAGGTTATCTTCTCCGTAGTGCTAGGCGAGTCCACGTCCTCATCTATCTCGGTATAGTGAGTGGTGTTCGTGGATGTCCAGTTCAACGGTGTCGTGTCTCCGTTCGGTCTTAGGTCTATCGTACTCATTTTATCTCCCCTCTATGATCGGTTTCCCATCGGGCTTCCAGTTCATCGTCTCTCGGAAGTGTTCGGTGCACGACTTCTTCGAGCCTCTGTAATCGTTATCGCTATGGATGCGGACCTTCTTCGGTAACGCCCATACCTCGAACCCCTGAAACGGCAATATCGCGCCGCCGCAGAACCTACACTTGTGCTGTCCTAGTTCTACCATTATGTCACCCTTGTTATGGCTACGACCCCTATGCTGACGAGAAGACCCATATAGAAGGCGACCAGATACCAGCCATTCAAATCCACTTCGACCCAAGCCATCTTCATGTTCCCACTTCCCAGACTTCGTACTTGTAATCCACTGTGCCTGTCTGACGATACATCACGCCGAGCAGCGCCTTGTCCTCTCCCGGCTTCTTAATCGCCCATTCTATGCTGAACGGCGGGTGAAGGTGGATTACCTCTTCTCGCTCCCACAATGCAACTACGTCTTCTATCGACTTCGTTAAGACTGTCATTACTTCACTTCCTGTTTGACTGGCACTTGCTCGGGTTTAGGAGCGTCCTTTGGCTGGAACGGATTAGGCAGAGGCGGATGCAGTTTCATCTGCTCCTCGTCTATCTCGTTCTGCTCGTCGGCCCACTTCTGGAACTCATCCTCATCTATCCCCAGCCTCTTCCTGCACCACTCGGGGGTGACTATCTGCCACTGGTCTACCGATGTCAGGAGCTTCTGTATCAAATCAGCCGTCTTGCTCTCGTCAATAGGTGATACATCGTTGAACACAATCTTGGTAACACCCGGCTTCCCACCGGTCGCTACCGCCCACTTGTCGAATACCTGGGTGTTCCACTGTCTGGCGAATCGCTTCTGAAGAGTGCTTATCTTGTCGTAGAACCACTCGCTTCTGACCTCTCCAGTAAGTACGCCCCTGCCCAGGCCGATCATCTCTTCGGGCACTCCCATAGCTGAGGTGACCCGTTGCATCGACCACTCGCTGTACAGTTTGGTATTCTGCACGCCTTGGTTGTCGATGTTCTCTATCTTGACGTCAAAAGGAGTCGCCATCTCGTGCTGGGGTTTTAGACTCTCGAACTGCTTGGCTATGGAATCAATATCGGTCTGGGCAATCGTCTCCCCGGTCTGCCCGATTGTGATATGATACCTTGGGAAGCCATGCCTTTCTATGCTCTTGGCCGTCCCCGTAGCGATGGCCGCATCCCGCTTGATGTCGTCATACGCTCTTTCAATAAGGGGCAGTCCCAAATCAAGTCTGAAGATGTCCTCGGGCTTGATGTCGACGGTTTTCTTTACCCCGTACTCCTGTCCTATCGTCTGCTTGTAACCTAGTAATGTGCCGTAATCATCCTTGACCTCTTCGAATGTCTCGGGATACCTGTGGTCCAACTTTGCAATGGGAAACTTGGTCCTGTCGAGTCCGGGCTGCATCTCGGCGTATCCGATCTTGACGACCAATGCGTCTACTATGAGCTTCCAGCCGATGTTCTCGAAATCAAGGTCGTCCAGTAACTGCTCCGCTTCCTTTACACGGTCGCCTTCTATCCTGTACCCGTTCGTGAACATCATCAGGGGATAAGAGTCGACTGCCTCTGAGACCGGCCCGCCCTGCTCGTAGATGCGCCTATACTCTGCTTGCTTAGGGTCTCGCTTCTGGAAGTAGTTCGGCGTAGTCCCCAGTGTCTTGCCCGGGTATGTCTTCGGCTTGGCCGCAGGCGGTGCTTGGAATATCCTGATTACTCTCTCTCTAAACGTCACGTCTAAACACTTCCCTGATTCCGAACCCTACACAGACCCCGCTTACCCACGCGACGACCATCTGCCACAGCTCGTATGTCAACGCCTTTGTCTCCCATCGTCGTACCCATAGCGGTTCTTGACCGCGTGCGCGGAGCACAAGTCCTTCCCCCACGGAGCCTTCTGCACGATTGTCTTAACGGAGCACCCTATCACGTCACACATCGGGGTTCGTCTCCTTTTCCAGTGGCCGCTTGCAGTACGAACAGACGACGTAAGGGAGAAGGGGGTTCTCCTTCGCCCAGAAATGATGGTTGCACTTCTTGCAGTAGAATCTTTCAGATATGGTAGCCACACCCCGGGAACCCGCATAGCATCAGGTCGCGGTCATTGCGCGGGTAGTCCTTGCACTCTTTCGGCTTATGCCCTTGAATACTGCACTTGTTAGTGATGAGATTGAGGTGAGGGCAGTTGGCAATCGAGGCGTATCTCCTGATCCTCTGTGCGCCAAGAGTTACCGTGTCGATGTACTGTTTGCCTTTCAGCGCGAGAAGCTCCTCGATGTCCATAGTCCACTCCTCTTCAGACATGGTCGTTAAGGAGAGGCGGCAACACATCCCGCACATCTTGCACTTGCCTTGCATCTTATTCCTGCTTGGTAGTCGTCCCGGAACTGTAGATGATGGGCGACCCCCACGGATATGTCGGGTAATACGGATAGTACGGAACGTAGTAGGGTTGGATGTACGGAACGAATGCCTTCTTGCCTGGGCACTCCTCTCCAATCTCGCACGGTTTCTTGCCGCACGTGCGTTCGTATGGGCAGTATTTGACCGTCCCGATGAAGTCCCCCGTTATCGTGGAGTAGTTGCCGCATTCTGGCGGTATGGTGATGTTCGGCGCGTTTACTGCTGTCCCTTCACTCATCCTCTAACCTTCCCTACGTGTATCACTTTGAATCTCGATGAGTCAGATTTAGTTAGTTGGTTCAACGCCCCACTAGTCGCGTCTATCTGGTCGTCGTGCTCGCCTTCGGGGAATAACAT